GTGTCCTTGCGCTCTCAAAAAACCTACCCCCCTTGCGTGAATTGCACGAACCGCAAAGCGTTTGCAAATTAGAAGGCGAATCTGAACCATTCTCCATTAACCTTCTTGGAATTATGTGATCAACTGTTAGATTCTCATCAGTACCGCATGATTGGCATACACCATCGCGTTTGATTATCTGTTTCCTAATCTTACGCCATCGATTAGTTGATCCTGAATTTCTTAAGCTGCTACTCAATGCCATCCCTTACTGCGCCAATGCTCCAATGCAGCGCATGTGTCAGGTTGCTTTCCTTCATGTGTATAAGTGTAGCCGTATCTGTTGCCTATGTACTTAAGTCCCCACGACACCTGGGTTATTGGATCAGCATTTTTTAGGAATTCGCTTCTACCTTGAGGAATACCGTAATGAGAACCATTGCGTGCAGAAGGATTCCATGCACTTTCTTTTCCGTACAAAATACTTAAACATTTGTACAAATTACCTGTTAATTGTATTTGAGCAAATTCTTTTGCTGTATAGGTTTTTGTTGGTGCGTTTGTCGCACTAGCTGCTGATACGAAGGAGAAGCATAAAGCGCCCCCCAACACGATTGCTACCGAGCGAACTAACCGCTTCACGGTTCGCTCTGAGCACCTGGTGTGCTCTAGCCCTCTGAGTGTAATGGTCATGTCAAATCCAATCTTGTCATTTAGCGCATAACCGCAGGTCAAAGCCTTAATTCTTTGCCCCTTGCGATGAGCGTGTCGGACTAAGCGTTATCTGTTCTATAAAATCCTTTCCCTTTAAAAACTAATCCAGGAGCTGAATAAATGCGATTGGCTTGAGCACCGCAGTCCTGACATCGAACTAGATCGTGTTCCATCGGTAATTCCAACTCCATTTGCAAATTACATAAAGGGCAACGGTATTCATAAGTTGGCATTATTCTCCGATTCACAGGCTTTACAACTCCAATGCTTTACTTTCCAGTTACCGCAATTATCGCATCGAACTAATGCCTTTTCCCAATCTATGTCTGCAGGAATCTTTGTGTAACCTGCCTTTCGTAGAAGCTGCACCAAATCGCTCAAAGTCAACATGCAGACAAAGTTTCCGACTGATGCTTCCCCTTGACCGTTGAGTCTGAAACATGCAAAACCTAACTCCCCAGTTTTGGCAGTGCGTGCTTTGATTTGGCGCAGCGTTCCACTTATGTCCAGGGAATTTCTACTTTTGATCTCGATGTCGAACGGGACACCTTGAACATCTTTCCCTTGACCACGACCGACACTAGCTGCATGCCACCATTGCTGCAAGTAATTGGCGACAATGCGTTCGGTCGCATAACCTCGATGTTTACGACTCTGTTGGCTCATCTGTTTCTTTCTATGATTGTAATTTGATGTGACTTACTGCGTGACATTTTATGCAAGTCAAAAACACTTTGTCGTTGAACTCAGGAGTGATTGCCACTGGCTCATTGCATAACTCGCAATAAATAACAATTTCCTGCGGTTCATCCAATTCACCGCCCATGATGGTTGCTTGACCATCGCTAAAAATAATCATTTCAGCCATCAGAACATCATCCCTTCATCAACTGATCGCCAAACGATGCAGTCATTGCCATTTGCGTTCTTTCTGCGTTCACCTGAGTCAATGATGAAGCCATCTTGAAACAATGTAATTCGAGAAGGTCGGACAGTGTCACCTGATAAATTGAGATTGCGTTGAATTTCTTGATCGGTTGCGCCTTTTAAGCCTTGACGAATAATGTACTCATAAACGCGCAAACGCATAGTCCCTGACTTTGGATAAGCCCTCTCAGCAGCTTCTCGCGATGTTTGTCGAGCGTTCTTTGCAATGATGACTTTGTTCTCCATCATGCACGCTTCTTTTGTGGCTTCCAACTGCCATCGCTTGCTATCTCGTACCAAATGACATCCTCGCCTTTAGGGCATCGATTGATTTCACCTGTAGCTGCTGCTATGCACTTAAAATGACCCCACGCTTTATTAGCCTTTGTCATTCCATGCGCCCAAACCATTTCCCCATGAGGGCAACGAGGAGCATCTTTGTCAGTGGTAGCGCCTATAATATCTTTGACTATTGAAACTGCTTCTGCTGCGGTTTTTGGCGATTCAACAGTTTTGATTGTCCAGGGATCATTTTCTTTCTCAACAGGAATGTATTCAGTTTTATGAGCCATTTCGACTCTTGCAACCTTTGACATTTCCTCACGAGAAGGTCGCTTTGTTGCAAATCCTGCAGTCGCTAATGCCCTGCCTATTGCGGAAGTCGAACATCGCTCCAGGGCGAATTCAGCTTCTTTGGAATCTGTCCTGAAAGACTCTGCAGCGTAATCGATTGCCCAAGCCTTTGAATCAGCTTCAGTTCTAAAGATACGAGCCTCAACAATAAATCGATTAGTCGCAGCTTCAATAAGTTCCGTTTCAATCCGTCCATCAGGATAATCCTTCCAAAATTTAGCAATTCGAGATTCTACAGTCTCATAATCATTGAGATTAAACATAAAGTTCATCCTCCTCAGTTGCGAGTTCAAGCGCTATGGCAATGTAGGCGAGGCAATCGACATAGGAGTCGATGTGACTAGGTGTTTCCTGGATTCTGCTGAGTTTGACCTCAACCATTGCAAGTGCAGCTTGAGAGTCTGAGACTGGGTAATCGAATAAATTGGTAAGCCTCGCAGCAATCCGACCTTGATTGATTCTCGGATGACCGTAGATTCGACCACGATTTTGCATAATGTCGATGGCATTTATTAACGCCTCAGTTGCCTTCATCGACCAACCTGCTCGTAATACTTTCGGACTGCTTTGCGACCTTCGCAATAACCTTGATCATAGCCATTTTCTTGACCCAATCGATAAGCAATGTAATTTGCCAAACAAATACCTGCGACAATCAGGATTGTTAATGAGTTGATAATCATTTGTTGCTCCCTTTGCAGCTACTGAACTTCGCTACAGGATTAGGGTTGCACAGATTTAGGAATTTGTCCTGTATTTCTGATAACGAAACGGTAACAATTCATTGTCATCCATTGCATCATCAATAGTTCGATAAACGGGATAAATGTCCCGAATGAGGTTATCCATAAGTTTTGCCGTACACGGTAAATGAGCCGTCCTTGTTAATTGGAATCAGCATAGGCGAAAGGTTTTTGTTATAGGTTTCTAGGATAGCCACGCTCATTTGCCAATTAGCCGCTCCTGCCTTTAAATAAGAGGCTTTGCGCTTGTCCATAACATTACCTGCCTCGACGCCCCAAAGAGTCCTGTATGAGCCTCCTATGCCCTCAGAATAGGCACTGATGCCTGCTCTATGAGTGTGACCGCAAACGACCGATTTACCAAATTTCTTAGCCAAACCAAGGGCAGTCAGTCCTGCGTTGGAGTTCATCGATCCTTCGTCCCCATGAACCAAAACCCAACCTGGATGAAACTCAAAAGGCTTCTTATGAAAACGGATGCCGAGTGAGGCAAAGTCCATAAATTTTGGATACTCCAATTCAGGCAAGCCTATAAGGGACGGCGCTCCTCGAAGGAGTGTGTGATACAAGCGATCCGTATGATTGCTGCGAGTGATATCGCTTGTGCGTAAGTCCCAAAGTATTTGTTGAGCAAGGCTTCGATCAGCATCGAGTTGACCCTCCCATTCAAGTCCTGTTCCCTTCGCCCATTTAGATTGGGCTTGCATGTCTAACTCATCGCCCGTGTTGAGGACTAGATCAAACTTCTCTCGATTAACTAACTTGATTAGATTCTTTACTGCTGCTTCATGATGGTATGGAATTTGAAGGTCGCTGATAACCAAAATTCGAGATTTGATTCTTGTCATTCATCCTCATCGTCGTACCAGTCAGGTTCAGGAATGTTTGGGTTTATAGGAGTAGGCAACAACCAATCGGGATAAGCAGACTTTTCCATGATCATCGACATGCAGATTGAGTCAGGAAATCCGGCTCGCTTAAGAGATTTGTAAAACTCATGAAGCCCAATGCAGTAAGCATCAAGTTTTGAATAGCCTTGTTCCTCTAGCTGCTTAGTTGCTTTCCTTGCCATGAGATAATTGTTACCTCTCTAAGATACGAATAACTGTTTCAACACGCGCTTCAAGAGATGAAATCCGAGCATTAAATTCATCACGCATGCTGCTTCCGGAATTTGGCTTTAACTCGAGCAGGTAATGTTTTACTAACCATCGCACTGCACCAATAAATGAACCAATAACGGTCAGCGCAACAGCTACAACAGCCGCCCAGTCTTGCGGACTCATTACTTTTTGGGAGTGGCGTAACCAAAGACACCTGCTAGAACCGCCCAAAGAATTGCGCGATAATCGACATCGAAGTTTGAAGCTGCCCAAGCAGAAAGAAATGCACCTGCGGTTAGGAATATAGGGTTTTTGATATTCATTACTTATCTCCGATCATAGGGATTTCTTTGAAAAACGAGCCATCCAAGTCCGCATCCTTGCGAAACGAGAAATGTGCGTGTTTTTTGTGCGGATTGCTTCCGCGATATTTTCTCCACTTCCAGTTAAGGATGGGTGAAGCAATTTTTTCGTTAAATATGATGTAACTAAATCGTCCGTGTTTTTTGGCATATAGTCGAACCTGATCAACCAGGTCGGGCATAACATCGCGCCCTTCGGATAAACCGCGAGAAATGTCGATGGCGCGTACCCAACCGTTGACATCCGCGTTATGGTCTGACTTACGAGCAGCATGCCTTGCATCAGAGTATGCCCCTGAGTCCGAGCGACGATCACGATCGGAGAATGTGTCGTCAATTTGTTCTCGGAGTTGGATGGCTGATTTAGATAACTTTGGCTTCATTATCCGAGAATTGTTTTGAGTTCATCCTCGGTCAAACCGAGTCGAGCCAAAAGAGAAGCTTTATCTGTTTCGGCTTTTGCCTTTGCTTCTGCTGCTGCAATCGATGTAGCTTTATCTGTTTCGTACTGAGCAAATTCTGCGTCATTCATTTCGCGGTCAATTATTTCATTAGTTTCAATGTTATGAATTCTTACCATTGGACGAGTGCTTGTTTTTGCCATTATTTGACTCCGTAAAGTAGTGCAGTTCCTCCATTGAAACTGCCGCCGCTGCTTGCTATAACTAATGATGTAATTGCAGTTGTCGTGAGGTTAATCAGACCAACGCTAAAACCACCCAATCTTTGTGATGCTTCGTCCTGATAACCTCCGCGTGCATGAAATGGCTTTAAGAATCCAGCGGTTGTTGAAGCATAATTATTGAATGTAATTTCAGTGGCATTAAGACCACCAGTGTTTAGTTGATAAACCACGCCCCACGGGGTAAGTCCCAATGCGTTTCCGCTTAAACCGTACCCGCCTGCATAAACCAAAGTTCCATCGTTGTTAGGTTTGACTGAGTAATAACCATAAGTTGTGGCGTTGGTCATTCCTGATAAAACCAATTTCAAATCTGTGTAAGTTTGTGGAATTGATGAGAGAGTAACGCTTGAACCACTAAGAGTAGTTGTGCTGATTAAAGTCAATCCACCACTTGATGATGTTGCCCAAGATGGTACGCCACCACTTACAGTCAAAACCTGCCCAGTTGTGCCAATAGCCAAGCGAGTATTCGTATTAGCAGTAGATGAACGATATTCAATGTCGCCTAGCGTTGTAGATGGATTTAGATTCTTTGTTGTTGTGTCAATCGATGTTCCAAGCGAGCGAATAGCACTAGCGCCATCCTTGACGAGCGCGGTGTCATCAGGGGTTGTCCACCCGTAGTTGGTCGTTGTTGCCATTGTTCTCCTATTGTCAGGCTACTATTGTAGCGTTAATCCATTGCAGGGTTGGGTTGATTGTGTTCCATGATTCAGTGATTGGGACATTTTCCCATTTCATTGCCTGAAGGCTAAACGCAACAGGCGAAAGATTAAGAGTCACCGAGAGTTTGTTAAATGCTGCGTTGAAAGTCCAACCTTCGACAAAGCCTTGAAATCTGCCCCCAGTCATGTTTGCAGGTAAGTCTATAATGTCTAACGCCTCTCCAATAAAAACATTGATTAGTCGGTCACGATCAGCATCATCTATTTCAGGGTTGGTCAATTCAAAGGTTATGGACTTGAACAGGCTTTGAGGATAGGCACGAAGCGAAAGATAGAAATTTGCTTGAGCAGTGGCATCTGCGGCATCATGCAATGAGGTTAAGATGTTTTGAGCCTGTGTGCCATAAAGCGCGATTGAAGCTGCATCTGATGCGGATTGCTGAGCATTGTTACGATAGGTAATTGTTACCGAATTGCGAATGTCCCCAAGTTTGCGAGAGGTTGCCACGCCCTGAGAAAGGGCATGATGCCCAGTAACTTCAAGGTATCCATTAGCTGCCAGATACTCGCTTCGATGAGTTGAATCCGCATAACCGATTCGACCTTGAGCATCCTCATAAATGTATCCCAGTCCTGATGTTGCAAGCCCTGCAACAAGTGAATAGACATCTGTTGTTTCCGCCGATCGTGCAGCAAGGTCATAATCTCCTGGACGGTCAATTTCACCTAATCCTGAGTTTTGAGCGTTAGCCCATGTTTCAGTTGCGTTATAGGTATTCCACTGAAGTGAAGCAGGAACTGCGTTCCAATCGTTGTAAAGCAAATCTGAAAGAATTGAATAAATTTGATCGCCATCATTATCTCGAGAAAGCACTCCTTCTGTCAGAATCTTTGGCAGCTTTGATAGCGCTCCGAGCGCAACAACTTTGAAGGTTTGAACAATGGCAAGCGCGCCTGATTGTCTAACGCTCTGATCAATGTCAGTTACGAAACCGCCAAAGATAGGCTTGAAGGTATTTGTTGAATCCTTGACTTGAATTGATATTTGGTCATTGATTTCAATGCTGAGGTTTGACTGATTTGTGTTGAGTATCTCAACCGAACAATAGCCTGCAACAGGTTGACGATAAATGTCTGTTCGACCTGATGAAATAGTCAGGTTTGAAAGTGTGACCGTTGTGAAAGTCCCACCGTTAATTGACACCTGCCAAACAGGACTCCAGGCGGTCATCGGTCAAATGCTCCTGCGCCAAGCGTTCCTCGAGCGGATGAGTCATTAAGAATTTCAACAATTTGGCGTGCAGTAGATTCTGAATCAATCGCACCGTTGACGGTGATGTTGTATTGCTCCAATGTTCTTGCTTCGCCCATTCTAAATGAGCCATAAGCAAATGGGTCAACTTTTTGAACTCCCATAAGTTGATCTACTAAGTCACCTAGTTTTGCCGCATCGGCTTCAAGCCTTGCAAGAGCTGCTTTATTAGCTGCGGTCGTTCCTTTGCCACCGCCACCACCTGCACCCGTTAAACCTGACATGCCTGATGACACTGATGCTAATCCTGCAACTGCTCCGAGGATTGCAGCGTTTGAACCTCCACCCGCAATTGCTCCAGGTGCTCCACCAACTGCTCCACCGCCTGAACCAATCAGGGCAATGTCAGGGGTTGGGAGGCGATTGTAGGCACTGATAACCGCATTGACCATGTTCTTGACTGACTCAACAAAGTCTGCGATTTTGTCTATTGCTGAACCAATAATCCCGATAATCTTGCCAAAGACTTCACCAACAACGCGAAGCGCTCCACCTGCAAGATTGGTCAGAATTGGAATGACATAATCGCCAATGAAGTTAAACAATCTTTGGAATGAGTCTTTGTTTTCGTTTATTGCGTTGACGATTGGGTCAAATGCACTGGCAAACTTTTGAAGGTTGGGAACAACCTGATTGACAACGAAGTCAACTAATCTTTCAATAATTGGCAGTAATGCAAAACCGATAGTTTCTTTGGCTTCATCAAATGCCACTTGAAGGCGAGCAATCCGACCCTGGAATGTTTCTGCGTTCTTAGCTGCAGCCCCACCAAATAAGTCTGAGAGTCTGCCTTGAACATCTGTAAAACTCATTGTTTTGAGTTCTGCTGCCGATAGTCCAATGCCTAGTTTGCCGAGAGATGTTGTGTTTCCATCGTATGCGCGTGCGAGGCTATTTGCGACCGCCTCGACTGGCTTGCCTGTTGCCTGAGCAACATCAAGTGCTAAGTTAAGTAAATCTTGAGCCTTAGCAGTGTCACCTGTAGAAACTGCAAGGCGTGCTAATGCAGGACGAAGTTGATCATCAGCTACACCTGTTGCAAGTGCAGTTTTAGTTATTTGTTGTTCGACTGCTGCAATCTGATCTCGAGTTGCTCCAGTAGCGCGTTCCAATGCTCCTGCAAGGCGAACCTGAGCAGCTTCATCTTCAATGGCTGCCTTAACTCCATCGATGGCGAGTTTGCCTGCATAGGCAACTGCTGCCGCTGCCGCTGCCGCAAACGCTGCTGCTGCGACCTTGCCAAATTTCTCAATCTTGCCGCCGAAACCTTCGACCTCGGTTGAGCCTTTATTGAGATTCTTATTAAAGTCATCAATGTCTGCAATGAGTTTGAGGGTTAATGCTCTAGTACCTGTTGCCATTATCCCCACTCTTTCAGGATGCGACTAAATGCCGCAGTCCATTCACTGACTATGTAAGGTTGGATTCTGCGAAGTGTTGGATAGATGAACCAACCCTTTGAACCGCGACCTTCACGCCCTGACCAAACTGGAAACTGCTTAAACTTATTTGAACCAAATTCTGAACCGCCCCAAATGTCTTTGGTCGTTGCTCCACCGCTAAATTTTTGAGATGCAAACCCGTAAGTAATCTCACCAATTTTTGATGACTTTTTAACTCTTGCACCTTCGGCGATGCGACCTGCTACGGCTTTAGATTGCAAACCGTTAGCAGTGCCGATCACTTCTCTGCGTGCATACTCTGAGAGAGCGCTTGACTGCTTTCTCGCTTCCTCAGTAGCAGCTTCATCCATGTTCTTTAGCGCCTTAAAAACGCCACGAAGTTCGGTCTTGTCAAATGCTAATTCAGCCTTTGCCATTCCCTTGCTCCTTAAGTATTTCTAACGCGGTAAGAATTTCCTCTGCGGTTTGCCATTCACTCATCGGGATTCCTGTTGCCAGTGCTAACTGGATCAGGACTCGGTTGATGCTTCCTGGCTCGAAACTTTTGGGTCTGCATCCAAAACAGTTACTTCAGCAACTGATTCCATCCAAAGCTCAAAAGCTTTAACAGGCTTACCACCTGCTTCACGCTTCATGGCGTTGTACGCCAAAAACATTAAGTCCCAAATTCCTATGGAATCCTGAGCCTTGCCGATTGTGTTGCCTGTTGCTTTTTCCCATTTAGCCCACTCAGGAGGTTGTGCAACATAAGTTGCTTTTTCACCTGAGTTGAACTCGATCAGAATTGGCAGTTTCATTTTGTGCTCCCGTTTCTATTGTTAGAATGTTTCTGTTACTGCGCCCTTAGATACCTTAAATGTAAAGGTTACAGTCTGTGCATCTGCCCCAGTTCCGCCCACAGGTTGTGGGTATGCTGGTAGGCAGTCAAATGCGAAAGTGTGACCAGTTTCAACAGTCATTGTAACTGTGAAAGTGGAATCAGGTGTGTTATCTGCTGCAGTCCAAAGAGCTTCACAAACTGATGATGTTTTTCCCCAGTCTGCCAAAATTTCCATTGTAAATTCCGCTTCAACATTTACTGTTTTGTACGCTTCACCATCAAGTGTTTGGTAAGTTTGACGATCCATTGTTTTTGTCAAAATCGCTGAAAGTGCTTGAGCATCGATGTCTGTTCCCAGTGAACCTGAAAAAGACAAGGAAACATCGCGACCTGTTAAGACCTTAGTTGCCATTTTTTTGTCCTTAGTTTGTTTGTGTGTAGTAGGTGGAAACCCGAACATCGGACACCAAAACATTTGATGGACCGACTTGAGTAACTGTAGGTTTTTCAACCGCCTCGATCGTGTATCCGCTAGGGATGACGGCGAGAACGCTCATGATAAGTTGTTCCAAATTGTCCAGGCTTGCTGGATTGGAGTTGTAAGCAACCGCAACTGAAATGACAAGATTTATCTTTGTGTGCAAAATTGACTTACCGATTGTTTCTAATTCAAGGTAAGGCGAGTCCGGAACTGTAACGCAAAATGGTACTTGCGGCGCTTCGGGAACATAAGCATAAACATTAGCTGCAACGCCACCGAGGGCAGTTGCTAAAGGTTGACGGACTGACGAAAGGATTGTCGAAGCTGGCATTATTGAGCCATTGTTTCAACATCTAGGTATTGCCCAAGCAATCCTGAAACTCTATTGAATAATGATCTCCCGAGCCTATAAGGACTAACACTAGTGAAATCTACGCCTTCAATTTGTCCACCTGGAGCAATTCGGGATTGGAACACTTCAACCGCAACTGCGAGAACGGCAGATTCGACTGCTGGCACACCAACATAAGTAGCTGCACCTGAGAGGGTTGCAAGTCCTGATGGGATGACATTGCGCTCAAGAATATCTGCATTGGTGATAGCAACTGTGAAGTAGGCATTGAAATCTTTGTAAAGTCCATCGATAAAAATTCTTTGATTTGAGTTAATGACAATATCGTCAAAATCTAAATTGCTTGATTCTAGGATTGTAAATGTTCCATTGAAAGGCGAACCGCACCCAGTGATAACAACGCTTTGACCTTCTGAGAAGTTGTTGTTTCCAAGAACTGCATAAGTTGCAATGTTGCTTTCAAGCTGCACTTTTGAAATAGGCGATGCGTACTTTACGAGCATCGGCAAAATTACTGCTTCACTAGTGTCAATAACATCAGTGAGATAAGCATCCGAATAAAGAGATGTAGAAACGCCAAGAATAGAACGCAGTTCTGCAACTGTGACAATTGAAGCCATTTCTACACCTCTCTGTTAAACGGCTGGTGGGGATGATCGGGAGCAACCACCCCCACCATGATTAGTTTGTTGTTAAGCAACCATGAAACGGTAACAGCCAGCCCCAAGTTTTGTTGCAACTGCGCCGTAGCCGTAATAGCCAACTTGTACTTGACCTGTTGAGATGATGTTTGTTTGTAGGGACAAGCGTGGTGACTCGTACCATGTGTAAGCATCAGGGTTAACAACAAGAAGTGTGTTGTCGCCAAGTCCTGAACCATCTGTTAATGCGCGTGAAACGCGGAGGTTGAGTCCAAGAAGGTTTCCACGAACCGCAGTTGCAGTTAAATCGCCGCCTGCGTTTTGTGGGTTGATTGTCTGTGTGAAAATTGGACGGTTTGCAGTATCGACCAAGCCCATCAATGCACCCCATTGTTCAGGAGATACGATGATGTTTTGTGCGAAACCAAGTGTTCCCTTGTAAATGGAAACTGCTGCATCTGAAACGAAATCTGCAACAAGAGCGCCTGTTGTAAGAGCTGCGCGGTTTCCGCCATCTGTTCCGCCGTTGATTAGCGCAGTACCAACTGCAATATCTGTTGCCTTTGCATATGCGTATTCCATTTGACGAACAAGTTCAGCAAAAAACGCTGGTGATGAACGATCTAGCAGCTCGAGGCTGAATGTCTGCTGACCAATGAACTTTTGCACGCTTACTGAAACGAACGCGGCGTTTTGATCTGTTTCTGATGGTGTTCCACCTTCTGATGCAACTGCAACAGTTGGAGCAACAGTAATTTTTGGAATCTCGAATGTCATACCTGCATCAGGTAGCGCACCGCGAGAAACTGAATCAATGATTGGACGATCAGCATTTGAAATGCCGTTGATGACCTCAGTTAGTTGACGAGTTGGGACGAGTCCTGCATTGTCTGTTGTATCTGCTGCTGCAGCTACGAACATGCGTGATTCTTCTGAACCTAACTTTGCACGAACTGAGTGCTCAAGATAAGAAGCCTTATCTACGATTGGATTGCGAACAGTTGTTGAAATGTAAGGTGCTGTTGCAGCCTTTACTTCAACCTTAGCAGCCTCTACCGTTTCTGCGGCAGATGCTTCTGGAACGGTAGTGTCTGACACTTGTTCTCCTTCGGGATTGGATTGTGTAACTTCCTGAGATTCCTCAGAAACTTCGGGTGTATCTACTGCAGCGACTTTCTGCACTTCTGCGCCTGGAATAGCGCCTGATGTTACAAGTGAAACTTCAACCAATGCTGATGATGAAATTGCCATCACGCCATTGTCATTTGACCAATCTGCAACTTGCACGCCGACTGAGAAGTCTGATCGAAGTCCTGTCGCAGCTTCCTCGAGTGCATCGTTTCCTGCAGTTGTTTTAGCAATTTTGAATGATGCAGTAATGCCTGTCGCATCCTGTGACCACTCAACTAGCTTACCGATTGGCTTTGTTTGTTCATGCTCTAAAACAAGTTTAGTATCTTTGCTCATTGAAATTGAGTTTTCAAGAAACTTTGTTTGACCTGCGGATGTATTTCCCACCGCATCCCATTGAACAATTCGACCCGCAATGATGCGTGATTCGGCATCGGATGCAGTAAGTGTGACTGGCATTGTTATTTTCATTTTATGCTCTTTCTCCATTGTCGATTAAATCTTCTTCTTCTCTGATTTGCTCGACTGACATTGCACCGATTGTGTTAAGAATTTGATAAACCTGAGCACGCTCCAACGCATTTCCACGAAGAAAGTCATCTAACGAGAAGCGGATTTCTGTTGTACTGCTGACGAAATCGGGCATGCTGAGGCGTTGTTCGATAGCAGTCAAGATTGGACGAAGCGAGAAATCAATAAGTCCTCTACGCTCGGATTGAGTGTTTGAATAAGTCATTGAAGTTGTTTCAGCACTGACGAAATACGCAGGAAGGTTGCAAGCGCGAGCCAATTCCAAAGCGACATACTGGCGCGCCTCATTGAGTTGGAGTTTCGCTGGATCGATGCCCAACGCTTGCAATTCGACATCAGCATTAAGAAATGCAGTTGATTTGTTTAGACGAGCTGCACGCCATGCCTCAAGCAATTTCGCAATGCGCTCTGCAGGTAAGTTTGTGCCATTTGATTTCAAAACCTGCAATGGAACAGGCTCTTTTGCAAATGTTTCTGCAGCTTGTTCCAAAGCATGTGCCGCACGAATTGTGCGACCTGCGCGATTAAGAATTCCTTCATCTAAACCATAGAAAACAACGAGAGAACCGACACCTTGCGTTGGGACGATACTTCCATCGACTTGATAACCGATAATTTCGGTTTGTTTGTTGTTCAATTTTTGTGTAACGCGATCAGGTGCAATTCGAGTCCATGAACGCACACGACCTGTGTCACCGTATTGCTCCATGACCATTCCGTAGCCCACGCCATGAAACAATAAGTCCTCCGCAAGCCATGCGTAAATTGCAGAACCTGGAACGCGTGGATCAGGTTGATTGATTACTGATGGAGTCGGTAAATGTGCTCCGTTGAGTTTTGAGTATTGCTCCATTGGCAAACTTGCAACTGTTGAGCAAAGAATTCCGCGAGCGCGTGCGATTGTTGGAACTGCCATCGCTTGAGCGCGTGTTGCAGCGCTAGATGTAAAAATGAAAGGTGAGATTGATCCTGTATTGTTAAAAGGCGCAGGTGTAGATGCTGCATCGACTGTCAAAGGAGCAGCAGGAGTCTTTGGAATAAAAAAGTCTAACAGAGCCATTAGACAAATTATAGCATTATGTCAACCGACTTGAATGTCAACTTCTGTTTCTGCCCGTGTCGCAAAATGAGTCACCATAGAAGCTGCAACGCCACCGCAAACAATTCCTGACTTCAATCTACCCATGACCCAACCGCCATCACCTCTTTGAAGTTTGACGGCAGACAAAACCTGCTTGTCGAGTTCCTCTTGACCTTTATGAACTAGACGATTTGAGGAAATAGCCGAAACAAACTCATCGCAACTCTGTTGATACTCGATTCCCGAGATTTCATGAATCGGGATGCCTGCAGGTTGCAATCTAGCTGCAACGGCGGCGGCGGTTGACTTGCTAAACGCCACTGTGTTGACGGGATACTTGCGAACCCAGGTTGCGACATCATTTGCAAGCAATTTGTCATCGAGGTTAATCGGGTTATACCAAGTCTGTAGTAAGGAAACCATGAATTTATCTTTGCCGACTCTTTGACCTGCAACGAGAGCTGCATGCTGACGGTCTGGACTGAGATCGATGGCAAACCAAGTGTCCTTCTCAACATCAAGTTTGACCTTGTCATCCTTACACTTCGCCCACTCGCTCGGGATGATGACTGGATTTATCATGTCAACGAATTGGCACAAAACCTCAGTTCGGAAAATGTCCTCGCGATCCGATAGCGAATCTCTGATGTTATCCTCATGGATTGTGTAGCCCAATGAAGGATTTGCCTGATACCAACCCTCAATGTCATTGATTGGTTTGTCCTGTTCAGCTGACCACTCAAACCAACCAATAGAATCCTCACCACCTTGCGAAGCTGCAAGTCCTCGCTCCCTTAACTTGAGAAGTAAAACCGATTGAGCATGACCGGCATTGGAATAAACAATCGCCTGAGGATTCTTGTTACTCATTTGCGTAAATCGCATCGATGACCAAATTTCCTCATCGGTGAATTCGCGTAACTCGTCAATATGAATGACATCGGGTGCTGCAATGCCTCGAGCTGCTGAGTTGCCTGCTCGAATTAGGTAACGAGCGCCATTGACGAATCGAATCTCCTGCGATCCTTTGGATTCGTATTTTTTAGCAAAGTTAGCCTGCAGAATTGGCGAGTCCTCAATCATTTGACCGACCTTAAAAAAGATTTCTGCGGATGTTGTTAATTTGTGGGCAGTTGCTAGGTGCATTTTTTCGTCAAGTTTGTAGATTCCAAAAAGGATGCGAAGCGCCATAAATGTTGATTTTCCGTTTTGTCTTGCAATCATGCAGCCTATGATGGGATGTGCCCAACGACCATCGGGTTTGTATTTCAGGGTTTCAATCGCGAGCAATTCTTGCCAGGGCAATAGCGGATAGCCAATCTCTTTGCAGAAATCAATCATTTCCTGACCTCGAGAAGGTAAATCTAGGCTTTTGGAGCGAATACGAGGTTCGGTTACCCCTACCCTGCCCGATTCAAGCCCGTGTGAGCCGATCTCAGCCATTATGAGCCGAACTGAACCATTTAGTCTTGATCATGGATTTTTGACTCGGTTTCGGGGTAAAAAGAAACAG